ACCGGGCACGTCGCGCCAGTGTTTGAAGGTGGTGGTCGTCATGGGGGGTCTCCGGGCACAAAAAACCCGCCGTTTGGCGGGTTGGTGGGTTGAGGACCGGAAGCGCCTGTCAGGGGCCGTTGCCAAACAGCTTCAGCTTGATCGCGATGCCGGCCATCAGGGCGAGCAGGACGCCAGTGGTGATCAGCCGCACGGCGGTCTGGACGGCCGTGCGCTTCGCGAGCCGCATGCATCCGAGCAGCGAACGCAGATCGCGAATGTCGTTGGCCGCATCGTCACCGCCGAACCCGACATCATCGAGAGCCTTGCGCGCGCCGCGTTCGGCCGCCAGTTCCAGCAACTGCTCGAAGTCGGCTTCGGGCATGACGATACGACCGACGTCACGGACAGGCCGGTTCATGGTTGGCTCCTCATTCGACGGTCTGGACGGCAATCGGGTTCAGCAGCTTGGGCAGTGCTTCGGCGGAGATCCGGGAGGTGTACCCGGCGGGCTTCAGATCGTGGGTGACGCGGGTGATGCGCCAGCGGTCCGGGATCAGCGGTCGCCACCCCGACAGCACGAGCGGCGCTTCAGTCTGGATGTCGGAACGCCCGGGTAGGTCGATCGACAACTCGGCGTTGGACCGGGCGGCGCTGTTGGCATGGGCAACGATCGACGCCCTGGCGTCGGCTTCGCTGTCGTGAAGCCGACGGATATCCTCGTAGGGCGGTTCTCCCTGCTCGATCTTGCGGGATTCACCGGCGGCGATGTCCCACCACCAGGCGCGCACGCCGCCGCGCTTGTCGCCGGCGGCGCCGGCCTCGCGGCGGGCGGCATAGGTGTAGGACCAGCGCGTTACCTCGGCCGGTGTCAGCGTCACCGTGGGAAGCGTCCTGCCCGACGCCGTGGCCGCGACCCCGCGCCGGACGACAGCCAGGACGGACCCGAGCGGCCGGGCGACAGCATCGTAGCGGCCAGCAACACGCCCCAGGAAAGCGATGTCGCCCTCAGTCGTCTGATCCAGGTGGGGCAGCGGGATCGCATCGAGCGTGGCCTCGACCCTCGCCTCCAGCCCATGATCCGCAGCGATGGCGCGGGCGAGCTCGCCGAGCTTCTGGCGGTGCCAGGAACGGGAACGGGCGGCACGGATGTCCTGGCCGAGAGCGGCGGCGGTGGCTTTCACTTCGAGGGTGGCCGGCGGGCCGCTGTAGGTGATCTCGTCGACCCGGTAGCGGCCCATGTCGGCGGCGCCGGACTCGCGGTAACCAAGCCATACCGACAGCATGGTGTCTGGGGTCGGCAGGTCGGCGACGGCGCCATCCAGGCGCGGCCGGTCGTCGAGGGTGAGGCTCAGCCGGTCACTCCTGGTCTCCGCCTCGTCGTCGATGCGCAGCGAGAGCAGCCGGTCGCGGATTGAATCGGTCACGTCGCGGCCGTCAGCTTCGAGCCGGAACGCTGGCGTCCAGGGCATCGCTCACCCCCATATGCGCAGGATGCGTCGAGGCGCCGGCGTCGGGATATCTGGCAATGTCAGCTCGATGCCTGCCGGCAGAACCGGCCCGCGTTCCGCCAAACCGGGATTGGCGGCGAGCACGGCCTCGACCGTGGCCTCGCTCCGACCGTAGTGACGCCAGCAGATCCAATCGAGCATGTCGCCGTCGCGTGTCAGGTAACGAACGACGGTCATGCGTCCTCGCCGTAGGCGACCAGCTTCATCGAAAAGTCGAGCTTCCTCGGCACGCCGTCAGCAAGGAACACAGCCTGGGTCTCGCGGATGTCGAGGATGCACCAGAGGCCCCAAACCTTGCCGGTGCCATCGACCATCTCAAGTGGCGTGCCGGCGTCGGCGGCCTCGCGCATCGCGGTGATCTGGCCGAGCCCGCCGCGGAAGGCGGGATAGATCGTGCCGTCGAGTTCGACGGCCGAGGCACCATGCCCGGTAAACTGCTGGGCAGGCCGACGTCCAAGGCGGTCCTGGCCCTGCCAGCGGTAGCTGTCAGTGCGCCGGAGTTGATCGTAGGCGGCGGTGTCGAGCGCGTAGCGGAAATCGCCAAGCGCCATCATGATCTCGGGCATGGCGACCTCAATCGTGCAGGGCTGCGCGTGCCTCCGACGCGGCGCGCCGGGCGACCGAAGCCAGGTGATCCTCGATCGCCATGGCGAGACGATCGGGATCGGCCACGCCGTCGAGCGCGATCCGGACCGCTCCCTCGGCGATGGTGATCGACACGCTGGTTGGCTGCGCTGCCTGGGCGATCGGTGACGCCACCTGCGGCGAGCCAGGGCCGAGGATGCTCGACGGGGCGTTGGTCTCGCCGGTCGGAGGTCCACAGGGTATTGTGATCGTCGGCCAAGCAGGCGGCGCGGCCGGCGTGGGCGAGGTCAGGTTGGGAACAAGCAGAGGAGCGGTCTGGGAGGATGGTCCGGACGAGCTGCTGCCGGTTGCTGACCCGACCCACTGGGGGAGACTCACTCGCGGCGCCGGCAGGGCGATCGGCGTTGTAGCGGGGACAGTCGGTGCTCGCGTTGCCGCCCCAAGGGCGTCGTTAGCGGAGCGGACTTTGGCACGCCCGCCAACGTCCGATGGTGCCGGCGGCAGGACGATCACGTCGCGCAACAGGCGGGATGATGCTGCGCTGCCGGACGCGGCACCAGGCAGTTCGCTTGCCGTCCCGGCCGGCGGCGGAACTGCCGCAACGTTCGTCGCGAGATCGATCCCGAGCTGCGTCTTCACCCATTCCGGCATCCACTCGGTGAGCCCCGCGACGGCGTCCCGGAGCCACTCCTGCATGGCGGCCCAGCGGTCGCGCAGGCCATCCCAGAGACGCCCGGCCCACTCCGACCCGAGCGCAAACAGATCGACGCCGGTCAGCCATTGCACCAAGGTCCGAACGGCCTCGGCGACGAGTGTCAAAGGGCTGAAGCGAGCCAAGACCGCGAGAACGCACTCGACGAAGCCCTGATCGAAGGCGGCGCGGATCGGTTCCCAGAACGACAGCAGCCAGGCCCGGATCGGCTCCCAGTGCTGGACGATCAGGTAGATCGCACCCGCGAGTGCTGCGATGCCGGCGACGATCCATGTGATCGGGCTGGCGAGCAGTGCGGCCGTCATGCCCCAGATCGCTGGAACAGCGGTAGCGATGGCAGGGACCAAGCCGGCGACGAACTTCGCCGCCAAGAGCCCGGTGCTAGCGATCGCCGGCACGAGGGCGGCAGCGACCTGGAGGAACGCCGGGACCAGCATCGCGAAGGCCAAGACGAGTGGCCCGGCGACCCACGCTGCCAGTCCGCCGACAGCGACCATCGTCGGCCCGCCGAGCAGATCGACCAGCGGCTTGACCGCCTCGATACCCGTTTGGACACGGGCCCAGAGAGCGGCGAGTTCCTGGCGCAAGGTGCTCGCGGGATCGAGCAGTGCGGTGATAACTGCCTTCAGCCGCTCGATCCAGTCGGTCACCGTGTCGAGCACGAGCGCGCGGTTCTCGGCGACCCAGGCGCGCAGCGTGTTCACCAGGTTGTCCGCGACCGGCACCAGTTGCTCGCCGATCGAGCGACCGACGGCGGCGACCTGACGATGCAGGCGTTCCAGGTTGTCGTTGAACGCCTCGCCCTGCTTGGCGGCAGTCTCTGACATGATCAGGCCGAGACGTTCGGCCTCGGCACCCATCTCGGCAAGGCCGTCCCGTCCGCTGTTCAGGAGCGGCATCAGGTTCGCACCGCTGCGGCCGAACACGGCGATGGCGAGTGCGGTCTTCTCGGCACCCTCGGGCATCCGCGACAACGCTTCGGCTACATCCGAGAAGATCGCCTCGGTCGGCCGGATGGCGCCGGCAGCGTCGTAAATGGCGACGCCGAGCTGCCCAAAGGCCTCGGCCTGCTCGCGCCCGCCATCGGCGGCTTGTGCCGCGGTGTTGGAAAGCTTTTGGAGTGCCCCCACCAGTTCGGTCGCCTCGGCACCGCTCATGGCGGCGGCGTAGGCCAGCCGCTGGAACGGCTCAACACCGACGCCGGCCCGCTGGGCGTTCTTCACCATTTCGTCGCCCTGGTTGGCGGTGCCGAGTACCAGCCCGGTGATGGCCGCTGCCGCACCTCCGGCCAGCACGCCGATCCGAGTGAGGCTGGTGCCAGCTGCGGCACCGACACCAGCGAGCCGGTCGCCCAGCCTCTGGATCGAGCGCCCGAGACGCTCCAGGCCGACCTCGCGGCCGAGCCGGCCGACGGCCGCCTGGAGGGCCGCGATCGGCTGCAGCATGCCGCTGACCGCCTGGTTCATGCGGCGCACGGGTGCGGTCAACGCGTCGACGGCGGCGATGGTGACGGATACCTGGGTGTTTGCCTTGGCCATCACCGTCCTCCGGACCGCTCGGCGGCGAGCCGGCGCCAGTCGAGCAGCTCATCGATGTCCATGGCGTCCATCACCTCGGGCGGCCAATGGAACACCAGGGCGACATCCGCCATGGCCGCTCGCACGGCAGCGGGTGCCGCCCCTATCGCGCGGTAAAACCCGTGACCACGTCCCCCAGCGTGGCGAGGTCGGCGGCGTCGAGTTCGTCGACCTCGGCGGGAGACAGCTCGGCCAGCTGGCCGATCAGGTGGAGCGTGCGCTCCATCTCCGACCCCTTGACCTTGTCCATGCGGCGGAGATCCCCGACCTTGGGGCGGCGCAGCGTGACACTGGTGAGGGTGCGGCCCTGGACGGTGACGGGGACCAGCAGGTCGATGGTCACGGAAGATTCGGGAGCGGTCACGGTCGTGGTCATGGCATCCTCGCGAGCGATGTCGGGTGGGTTACGGGAATGGCGGTCAGAGGCCGAGCGCGGTGCGCTGGCCTTCGAGCTGGTCCTTGCCGTCGATCAGGCGGACGAGGTTGGGGATGTCGATCTCGACCAGGT